GCCGGTCAACCACCAAAGCGCGGGACCCCCGGCACGCGGCCAAACTATATAAGATAGCCGAGGCCAAACAGAAGGATTCAGAGTTAAAGGGTGAGCAGCCAAGGTGGGAGGTATTCCACTTTACATCACTGGATAACCCGGTGCTATCAAGGGAGGCGCTTGACGAGATAGCCAGTGACATGAGCGCCATATCTTACAGGCAGGAGATACTTGCCGAGGACTTAGACGAGATACCCGGGGCGCTGTGGACACACGCTTTACTGGACCATACCCGCAAGCGGTTGGATGAAGTGCCCCCTCTGACCAGGGTAGTGATAGGCGTTGACCCGCCGGGTTCAATGGGTACAGAGTGCGGGATTGTTGCAGCGGGCACCGCTAAGATAGACGGCGTGCAACATGGGTATATTTTACTTGACTACTCATTAAAGGCACTGCCGGACGCGTGGGCGGGTGAAGTGCTGAGAGCCTATAACTTCTGCGGTGCTGATAGGATAGTGGGTGAAGCCAACTATGGCGGCAACATGGTACAGAACACCATCGAACAGGCTGCCCGTTCCCGCAACATGTCAGTATCTTATAAAGATGTCCAGGCCACCAGAGGGAAGGCGGTGCGCGCCGAGCCGGTAGTCGCACTCTTTGAGCAGGGCCGCTGCCATATCGTGGGGGAACTCGCTCTCTTAGAAGAGGAGATGTGCAACTGGATACCTGGGGAAACGAAAGACAGTCCTAATCGCGTAGATAGCGCAGTATGGTGTATCTACGAGTTAATGATTACGGGTAAAGACCCGAATATAAGGTGGTTGTAAATGGCTAATCAAATCAGGGACTTACCTGCAGGAACAATGATTTCAAAGGGAACATCGGCTGAATCCATTGGGCGGTGTTGCTGTTGCGATACCTGTAAACCTGATGGTGTAGATGAAAGTGGCAAGGACAAATTTATACCAGTAGACCATATTGAACACGATACCCTTTATTGGTGCATTGGCTGTAGAGATACTTGTTGCAAAGAGCATCTACAATCATGCGGACTTTGTTATGGTTGCTGTGTAGAAAAACATGGGTTAAGGTGCCATAATGCCGACTAAAGACCCCATCAAAAAGGCCGAGGCTAACCGGGCACGGCAGGCAAGGTTCCGGGCCAAGAAGGTTGCAGAAAGTTCTAAGGCTGAATCAAAGCCGAATAACACCCAAGTAACGCAGGGCGTTACGCAGGCCGAAATAGACCAGCTCCCGCCGTCATTAAAATATGCTGTTGACGCTGAGACCCGGCGCAGGCAAGTCTTGAAAATGCCGCTTGAAATAAAGGAACGGCAGGAAATGGCGGTCAGAAGGTTTAGGGGATATTAGTGCAGCCATATTATTCTGATAAATGGGTAAAGATTTATCATGGAGACTGCCGTGAGGTATTGCCTTCACTTGATGTTAAGGTGGATTTAGTACTAACTGACCCTCCATACGGTCTCGGTAAAAGGTTAGCAGGTGGGACATGGGGAAATCACGAAAGTTGGGACAACCAAATAAGCGAAATAATCCCATCACTTGTTGTAGATAGGCCGTCTATTATCTGGGGCGGGCAGTATTATCAATTACCTGTCAATCGTGGATGGTTGGTGTGGTATAAGCGTGACTCTGCTACGTCAATGAGCGATGCAGAATTGGCATGGACTAACCTTGATATCAATACCCATGTTTTTGATTATCCTATCGCAGCCGTAAATGCGGAAAGAGTTGGGCATCCGACACAAAAGCCAATCGCTCTTATGGCATGGTGTATTCAACATTCAAAGACTACGGGTTTGGTTCTTGACCCGTTTATGGGAAGTGGCACAACGCTTGTTGCCGCCAAGAAACTCAACCGCTATTCCATTGGAATCGAAATCTCTGAAAAATACTGTGAAATCGCAGCCCGTAGATGCTCGCAAGAAGTTATGGAGATGGTCTATTGAGTATATTTGACAGATTATTTAAGCCCAAGGAAATTAAATCGCCGGCCACTCCCTATTTATGGAACTACTCATCAGCCGTTCCTCCTGACCGGGACATGAGGGGTTTTATAAGTGCTTTCGGCGAGGTCGGATGGTTGTTCGCCGTCATTTCCAAGATCGCCCAGGGCGTGGCCGATGCTAACTGGTGCCTGTACACTGAAAGGAACGGGGAACTGACAGAGGTTGAGAACAGCCCTATCATACAACTGTTAGATTTTGTAAACCCCTTCCAAACCTTCCAAGAGTTTATCGAACTGCATGAGATTTACATGGGGCTAACGGGTGAGTGCTTTTGGGTAATTAACCGCAACAAAGGCGGCTTACCTGGGGAAATGTGGATTGTGCCGCCGGATAAGATGTCGGTTGTCCCTTCGAAGAAAGATTTTATTGCCGGGTATGTTTACCAGATCGGCAACGAGAAGATACCGCTGGACAAGGAACTGGTCATACATCATAAGCTGCCCAATCCATCTAACCCTTACCGGGGCCTCGGCCCTGTGCAAGCATTGGCCTATGACCTGGACTCCGAACTGTACGCGGGCAAGTGGAACCGTAACTTTTTCTATAACTCTGCCCGCCCGGACGGGGTGATTTCATTTGAAGGGACACTATCAGAAGAACAATTTAACCGGTTAAGGATGCAATGGAGAGAGAGGCATCAAGGTACAGCTAAGGCTCACGGTATGGCTATTATACAAGATGTGGGCGCAGGTAAAGGCTACCAGCAAATATCCCAAACAGCTAAAGATATGGACTTCAAAGAACTGAGACTACTTAACAGGGACAACATCTTAGGGATATTCGGTATGCCTTTAAACGTGATGGGTATAACCGAGAACGTCAACCGCGCTAATGCAGAGGCCGGGGATTACACCTTTGCACGTTGGGTAGTCACCCCGAGACTTAAAAGGCTGCAAGGCAAACTTAATGAGCAGTTTATCCCGATGTGGCCGCACTCCGAGAACCTTTATCTTGATTTTGACGACGTGGTTCCTGAGTCAGTGGAAGAGAAGCGGGCGCTCGCAGAGTCCGGGATTAAGTCTGGTTACATGACCATCAACGAGGCGCGCGAACTTCAAGGCCTGGATCCGCTGCCCGAAGGTGATGTGCTGGTTGCACCATCTAATCCATTTGGTGGCATGACGCTTGGTGTAAAAAAAAAGGCAACTGACCATTCCTACTGGTACTCATATATTAAAGGTATAGACCAAAAGAAAAAAGACATTGAAGAGGTTGCGAGGCGCAGATGGCGCGACCAATTAGAGGAAGTCTTAGGCAATCTGGACGATCCCGAAGGTGAATTATTCGATCGGGATAAATCCAAAGCGGCCTGGTTGTTGTTACTTATTCCCGTATTGACAGCGATCTATATAGCATCGTCACGTGAAGCGGATGCCATTGTTAATCCAGGGGTAACTTATCACATAACCCCGTCCGCCGAGCAGTGGATACTTGCCCATGCTGGCGAGATGATTAAATTCATCGATGATGGGACAATTTCTAAACTAAGAGAGGCATTAGCTGAAGGGATGCGTGCCGGGGAGACAGTCCCTGAATTAACCGCCCGCGTCCAGGGTATATTCACAGATTACATAGGCCCGGAGAGTTATCGCGCCGAGCGTATAGCGCGATATGAAACCATGCAGGCTGCTAATAAGGCGGCCATTGAACGATACAGGGAAGCAGGCGTGGAGCAGTGGAAATGGTTATGCGGCCCCGACCCTTGCCCTGATTGCGAACCTTATGATGGGCAGGTATTCACGCTGGACGAAATGCCTAATCCGCCGCTGCATCCAAATTGTGTATGCGCTCCTGCACCTGTTATTTAGGAGGTAATTTATGGCTGAAACAATTTTTAAGACCTTCCGTCCGGAGGTCAAAGCGGTTAATGCTGAAACGGGCGAGATAGATATGTTAATCCCCATGAGTACGGCCTCAACAGACAGGGACGGGGAGAGTATAGACCCCCTTGGTTGGCGCAAATCTCTCCCGGCCTTCAGGAAGCGCCCGGTGCTGTTGTCCTCTCATAACTACGGGGATTTAAGAAAGCAGATCGGCGAGTTTACCAAGGTCAAAGTCTCCGAGGACGGGTTGTTTGCCAGCCCGCGCTACTATATCGGGGAAGGAAACGAGGAAGCTGACTGGGCTTTCAAGTTGGCCTCAAAGGGCATGGCCGCCTATTCAGTGGGGTTTATTCCTAAGTCATGGACTGACGGGGACGGCGAAAAGACCCCGGCCCGGACATATACCGAACAGGAATTACTGGAAATCAGCCATGTGGTGGTACCTTCAAATAGGGATGCCATCCAGGGACTGAGGGGCAAGTCGGCTGACCCGCTGGTAAATAGCATAATCGAGGATATTGTCAGTGCAGAGATCGTTGATATGACCGGCGATGTCATTGTGGCCACCACGACTAATAGCACAGATGATACCACGACTGTTACAACAAGTGTGGTAACAAATGAGGTAATAATCAATTCCCCGCGCGTACACAGCCAACAGGAGATAACTGACGAGCTCGACTACATCAGGACATTGGCCAAAGAGAACGGCCTCTCTGATGAGAACCGCAAACTATTATCAGACATAGCACAGGAAATAGCACGCACACCGGCCAGCGACATGGCCGCCAACGATATAGTGCTTGATATAAAAGGACTGCCCGAAGTAAAGGAAGTGCTTAATCAGGCCACTCAAATCATCGACAATGAGCGAATCAATCGCATCATTAACCAAACCGTATCACATTTTAGGAGGTAAATCAATGGAACTTACAGATGAAATGACCGCTGAAATAGCCGCGAAAGCAGTCGCGGAATATCAGGCCAAAGAGGACAAGAAAATCGTCAATCGCTTCACCCCTGGCGGACAGGCAGAGGAGACCACGGGCTTCAAATCCCTGGGTGAGCAACTCCACGCTGTCATGCGTGCCAAGACCGGCGGCGGTGAAGACCCCCGCCTAAAGGCCATCGTTGGAAACAGCGAAGGTGTCCCGGCGGACGGAGGGTATAACAACTAAATGCTCTCCCTAAACCCTGCTGTATGCTGGAAACCCCTAAAGCCTTCGCTACTTGAAGCTAATTATGATATAATTAGTGAGAGTGAAAATGTGAAGGATGGCACAATGGGCAATCAGCAGGCAACCCAAGTTGAATTAGGATGGCTCGCAGGTATTATTGATGGCGAGGGATATGTGGGACTGGTTACGGGCACACATTCCAAGAGTGGTAGATTTACAGTAACTCCTATGGTATGTATCAATAATACTGATGAGGCAATAATTCTAAGGGCATCTTCTATATTTGGCAAGCTCGGAATAACTCATTTTTCAGCAATCCAAGGACAATATAAAACCAAAGATAAATTGTGTTATAAATTGCAAGTCAAGCATCAATCAAACTTGATTAAACTATTAGATTGTGTTGGCGAGCATTTAACCGGCAACAAATATGTAAGAAGCCAATTAGTATTAGCATATTGCGAGTCAAGAAAAGTAACCTATATACCAGGCAAACACGATTGTCCATACACCGAAAAGGAATTGGAAATTTTAGAAGCCTGCTTACCACTTCAACGACGGGGAGCCTCAGAGACTATACGCAGGGCACAGATTGAACGCAGTGAAATCAGGAAGATACAAGAACAACGAGTACATGAATTGAATATGCGAGAGGAACGCAAGTGTGCCAACTGTGGGGGAACTATGATAGGTTCTCCATCCCGGTTTGGCAAACATCAAACGCACTTCTGTTCCAGGGAATGTAGATATACATTCCAACGCAATAACCACGAAAGATATCAATATCTAATACCCGTTAATCAATCTGTGAAGATAGAGTCCGAACTTACAGCGAAAGTGTAAGAGTTAGGCAGAAATGACCTAACCGCCGAGCAATCGGTGGTAACAGAATGTTTTAGTACAGACCGACTTCGCCACTCAGCTACTCGAAAAGACCTTCCTGGCCAGCGACATTGTGAACCGGGTATTCCGCATCCCCATCTCGGCCAACAGCAACGCGCTGAAAATACCGGCAGTGTCCGACTCCAACCGCGCGGACGGCTCACGCTTCGGCGGCATCCGGGCATATTGGATGAATGAGGGCGGCTCTAAAACCGAATCCAACCCCTCATTCAAACAGGTTAGCCTTGAACTGAAAAAGCTGATCGGTTACTGTACCGCAACTGACGAGCTCCTGCAGGACGCCTCGGCTCTTGAGGCATGGATACAGAAGGCATTTGCCGCTGAGTTTGACTTCAAACTGGCGGACGCCATCATCAACGGCGACGGCGCAGGCAAACCCCTCGGCATCCTCAACTCCGGCGCATTGGTGACTGTCACGGCTGAAACCGGCCAGGGCTCAAGCACCATCGTTGCGGAAAACATCATCAAAATGTGGGCTTCCCGCTTCGGCCCCAACGCTGCAAATTATGTCTGGTTAATCAACCAGAACATCGAACCGCAGCTCTACACCATGGGCCTCGCAGTAGGCGCAGGCGGCATCGCCGTCTATATGCCCGCTGGCGGACTGTCCGGCGCACCTTACGGGACGCTCTTCGGACGCCCGGTAATTCCTTGCGAGCAGTGCGCAGCCCTCGGCACCGTAGGCGACATCATCCTGGCCGACCTCTCACAGTACGTCATGATCGACAAAGGCTCAATGGCCAGCGCTTCGAGCATTCACGTCAACTTCCAGACCGACCAGACCGCCTTCAGGTTTGTCTACCGCTGCGACGGGCAGCCCATGTGGGACACTTACCTGACCCCGTATAAGGGCACGACCTCTTACCAGAGCCCCTTCGTCGCTCTGTCCAGCACAAGGACCTAAACTTGACCAACCAGCCGGGGGCGGGGAAACCTGCCCCCGTATCAAATTCAGGAGGTTTAACAATGGGAATAAAAAACTTATCACAGAACATTCATATTGTCCCGATATCGACCCGTGCCGCTAAGACTGCGGACTATGTAGCCCCGCACATCAACATGAAACTTTACGACAAAGTAGAGTTTATCGTACATTTGGAAGCAGTTGCAGCCAACGACTTCACAGTAACAGCCACCCAGAGCGCAGCCACGGCAGGCTCTACATCTACCGCTATTGCGGCTCATTACAGGTTGACTGCTGCGGCTGGCACTGATACCCTCGCGGCTACGACTGTATTGGCTTCGACAGGGCTTGCCATTACCACGGCGCACGCCACTTTGACCCTGATTGTCAGCATTGATTCTCAGGATATGACCACCGAAGCGAAACCTTACGCTGGCCTGACCTTTACGGATGCTGCATCGGGCAATCTTACCATGGTGATCATCGCTCTGTGCTGGCCGAAATACCCCAAGGAGACCAATGCCGGCGCACTGACCTAAACATGACCATCCCCAAGCGTAACAAGAACAAGAAGGTGGAGAGGGATAAGGTCGCTCCACCTTCAAAGAAAAATAAAGGCGAACCACGCCTAAAGCCGAAAGGCATGGATAGGAGGTAATATGCCTGTAACCAACGTAAAAACCAAATGGTCAACTGGTAAACTAATCTTTGAGCAGGTACGCGACAGCAACGGCCAAATTCAGGTAGGCCGATGGCCGGAGTGCGGGACCGCTCCCACGTTAAACGGCTTTGAACTCGGCACGCGCGTAACCCTGGCGGGCGTAAGCACCCGCAGGACCCGAGCCTTTGTAGTCGGCGCAAATGACGGAGGCCATGACCCGACTGACCGTATCGAATCATCCTGCCACACCTTTACTCAGTCCGTTGATTGGTCAACCGGATGGAGCGCAACGGCTCTTGAAGGCGTATTCTATGGCGGGTATGACCTAATCGCCACCGAAGATAACATGAACATCTCCGGCGCGGGCGGCTGGATATACCTCAATGACGAAATGGGCGGCGCTGCGGCTCCCGTAGTCGGCGGGTCATCTGGCAAAAACGTATTCGTCTGCGGCCTGGAATCCTGGGTAGCACTACCCGCTGATGCAGTCATCAACGCAACGGGTTATGTCTGCGGCCTGAAACTTAGCAACAACTTCGTATCAGGCGCGACCACCACCGGCCTACTCGCAGCCATCTACGCTGAGACTGTTGACGCAATCGGTTATGATGTCGTTTACGGCTCTAACACTATGGGCAACGGCTTTGTGGCATCGACCACCGCGATGACAACCAATAACACCTTCGCTGCCATGATTGTCAGCATAGCCGGGCAACTCGGTTATATCCCGGTATTCTTCGATGCACAATGGACAGCCTCGTAGGAGGTGCTAAATGGCGCTCTACGAAATTAAACTCAGGATAAACCCAAGCACATCGGTTACGCTTTACAAGGATAAAAACAATATCAAAGCTGCCTATGACTTCGCAATAGAGCAGGGCATTGAGATATTTGGCAGGACTCCTGATGGCATAAGCGTGACTGAACCAAAACCTGCGTAAACTGAGCCTTTGGCGGAGTAGGCTTTGAATAACCGCCATATTTTAATAGGAGCGATATGATTTTATCAGTATTCGACCGGCTCATCCTTTTGAATATCATGCCCAAAGAGGGCGACATTACCATGCTGAAAATAATCAGCAAATTAAAGGACAACCTGTCATTCTCCGAAGAAGAACACACTGCCCTGCAATTCAAGAATGAAGATGGGCAGATAATGTGGAAAGAGGATGCCGACGTTAAAAAGGACATTGAGATCGGTGAGAAGGCCACGGACATAATCGTGGAGGCACTCAAGAAACTCAACAAAGAAAAGAAGCTCACCGAGCAGCATATCCCACTGTACGAGCGATTCATAGGAGGTCAATAATGGCAAAGGAAAAGAAAAACAAGGTTATAAAAGAGGGAGAGGAGACTGAGGAAATCATCGTTGAAAGGCGCGAGGAGACCGTCGAGGAAAAGAATGAACGGTTAGGAGGCTAACCATGACTGTATATAATGAAGCTAAACTCATAGAACACTGCATCGAAAAAACAGACGGCGCGTGTGGAATCGGTGACGACAACCTGTTTACTGTCTCCGGCGGGCCAATCAGGGTAACTGGTTTTTATGGACTGGTTGCCACATTGATAGGTAACACAAGCGCAACCGTCACTATCCAGCACGCCTGCACCGATCCGGCGGCTGATATTGCCCTGTCAACCGCGGTGAGGATTGATACCGATGCAGTGGGCACGTTCTATTACATCGACAGCACCGCGCTTGGTGTATTCACGCCAGTGACCGCAGGTTCATTTATACAGTCAACCACAATGCTGCCGTGGATTCTCACACCTGGTTATCTACAGGCCACATTCAGCGCGGCTAATACCGGGAAGATTAGATGGTTCCTGGTTTATCAGCCGTTGTCGGCATTAAGTATTGTTGTGGCGAGCGCGTAAATGGGCTTTGAAACTCTGAAAAACATCCTCGACTTTAATAAAGCGCAACCGAGTATCAATGAACAATGCCTCGCTAACAACGAGTGCCCGGACTGCGCCTGGCCATTGAAAGTAAATAGTGCGGGCGAGAAAGCCTGCCCAATCTGTGAGAAGGTGTTTAGATGAACTGTTATTGTAGCGTGAGCGATCTTAAAAGCGCATTGGCTGTAACGTCAACTACTGACGACGTAATCATGCGGAAGATGATTGACAGCGCCAGCCGGATGATCGATAAATATTGCGGCCGGTCCTTTGCTGTTAAAAGCGAGACGCGCTACTTTGACGCGGCTCCCGCGCGCCTGTGGATCGACGACCTTCTGTCAATTACCACGTTAAAGACAGACGAGGATGGCGACCTGGACTACGATAACACTTATGCCACAACCGATTATATCCTTTACCCGCTGAACACTTATCCTAAGATTTACATCGAAACAAGCGATGACTCTGATTACTCAGGATTCGGTGCGGGTAAAAAGTCTGTGCAAATCGTGGGCACATGGGGATATGGTGACGGCATAAGCGCCACGCCTTATCTTGTGGATACCACCACCAACGAAGCGCTCGACGCAACAGAGACGGGCGTTGATGTGACGGCGGCCACCAACCTCTCAGCCGGCCAAACTATCCTGGTGGAAAGTGAGCAGATGTTCATTGAAAGCATATCGACCAGCACCTTGACGGTTATCCGGGGAGTGAACGGCACCACAGCGGCCACGCATGACACGGCAAAGTCAATCTATATCTACCAGTACCCCTTGGATGTGTGGTCGGCGTGCCTGGCCCTGTCCTCGGCGGTCTATCAGAACCGCAACAAAGCCGGGATATCAAGCGAGCGCCTGGGGGATTACTCTTACTCTTTGGATAAATCACAGGCCGGCACGATCTGCAGCGATTACCTCAAAGACTACCGCAAGGTGATGGTTTAATGGAACGTGAAATAGCCATATCTATTACAATAGGCATAATTATCGTACTGGTGCGTGTCTTGGAGGCATTATGGGATTCACACAGTTACTAAAAGACACGTTCACGCCCTACACGTTGGCCTATACAGACGACGGCATGGGAGGCCAGACAGAAGCATATACGGCAGGCACCGCCTTTCAGGGGAGACTGTCTACTCTAAGTGTGTATGGCAAATATGCTAATACGGAAAGCGTATCTGCTGACAAGATCACAGTTTATGCAACCCATCGGCTGTATTGTGACGCATCTGTGAGCCTGACAGAGCAGGGCAAAATAATGACCGGGACGCGTACCTTTCAGATCAAATCTATCCGCTTGCCCTCCAACTTATCCACCGGAATTGGCCATCAAGAAGTGGACGTACTTGAAATTTCATGATATGGAGCCTAAAAAGCCAAGGAAAATTGGAAATTGACTGATGAATATTGAAAAGACCACTCTGGTTTGGTATGGGGATGAAAGATTCAGTGAAATAATAGCCAGATTGGAAAAGAATATGCCGAAGGCCTGTTCGGTCGTTGAAAAAGAGGCCAGAGAGAATTTTTCGGTGCCAGGGACAGGAAGACTTTATGGGAAACACAGGGCAAGTGCGCCTGGTAAACCCCCGGCAGTTGATACCGATAGGTTAAGGTCATCAATTACCCATGAGGTAGAAAAGATTGGGGATGATATTATCGGACGCGTTGGAACCAATGTTATTTATTCAAAGTGGCTGGAGCATGGAACTTCAAAAATGGCGAATCGGCCTTGGTTATTCCCTGCTTTCGAGCGTAGCAAATTACGCATAAAGGATTTATTAGATGATTAGCGCCTTTACGACAGCATTTTATAATAAACTGAAACTCTGGCCTACGACCTGGGCGGCCGGGACTGCTTATGCCCTGGGCGCGATAATGAAGCCGACAACCTATGCCAACCATTGTTATGTCTGCACGACAGCAGGCACCTCGGCGGCGGTAACTGAGCCATCTTGGGGCACTACCAACGGCGGGACCACGGCGGACGGTGCCGGTACGCTGGTATGGACGTGTTATGACGAGAAAACCTACAATGTTATCGCCCGGCAGACATCTACAATCCCCTATGTGACCTTTGGACTTTTAACAGACGTGCCGATGGGGACGTTTGAAAACCCGGCCATCATTGAGGATATGACGTTTTATGTGAATGTATTTAGCTCGACATCTATCGCTCACGTCATGACATTAGCGGGGCTTGTTAATACTGCCTTACAGAACGTTGCTTTATCGATCACCGGATATACTGCCATGAAGTGTGTCCGGGAATATGTCGGGAGCGTTATTATCGATGACCCTGATAAACCAGTCTATCAGATACCCTTAAGATATCGGGTATGGGGGAGCTTATGATAAAGAAAATTAAAAACACCGCGATATTAAACGACGATGTTAAACCAGTGCATAAGGCACAGGTGATAACGGTCCCGGATTCTGATTACATCAACGGGGATCCGGTTAAACTGGCAGAATTGGCTAAATACAAACTCAAAGCGGTACACGTCGTGAAAGGGCGTGATACCGTAATCGAGATCTACAAGGATTAGCCCCAGCGGGCTTTCGCGCCGAGTTTTCCGCCTCTACTACAACTCTCTTTGGTAGTTGGGATGCCACCTCGTTTTTTAACTTCGAGGCTACAGTGCTGACCTTTGGTCAACGCTATTAAATTTTCGATCCGGTTATCATCACGTATTCCGTTGATATGATGGACATCTTCACTTGATTTAAGGGGGCGGTTAGCCTGCTCCCAAACATATCGATGTTCAGAGACACACCCATCTTTGTTAGCATTTGGGTGTTCTGGCATATAAATAAAGACATATCCATCACTATTCTTATACCGGCCACCTTTCCATTTATGGCTCGCGGGGCCTCGCTTCACGGGATTATGGTTTGGCAGATAGAATTTGCCATCTTTGGCTCGCTGGTAACGCGGGTATCCACTCGGTTTATACTCAGTCACTATTCCGCCACACCCACAATCACAAGGTACTCCGCCAGGCGGGACGCGGTGAGTAGAATATCTCGCGTATAAATGATCCCCTCGCTGGGTATTGTGACCTTTAATGAATCGGGGTGGATGAGTTTCATGCCACTTGGCAGGTGGTATTTCCTGGTTGCATCCACATTGACAAATAAACATTCTTAGCCTCCTGATATAATTATATCAGGGGTTAGCTCAATAGTAAAGTATCAACATGGAGGTATTAACATGGCACATTTAAGCGGCAAAACAGGCCAGGTCGACACCGGCTCCGCGGTAAGCGGAATCAAATCATGGACGCTCGACTACAATGTGGATATGCTGGAATCGACCGACTTCGCCGATGCAGGCGTTAAGACATTCCTGGCCGGATGCTCCGGTTGGTCGGGAACTTTTGAGGGATACAAGGATGGCGTGCCACAGACTATCGGCGCATCTATCACCTTGAAACTGTACGAAGTAGCCGCCGGAGCATATTGGACAGGGACCGCTTTTATAACCGGTGTATCGTCAACTGCGGCAACTGACGGAATAGTGGGATATAGTTACACATTCCAGGGCACCGGCGCGTTGACCGTTCCTATCGCGTAAGGGGGTGAGATATGAGCCACTTAAGCGGTAAAACAGGAGCCGTCTATACAGGCGCGACCGTAATTGAGGACTGCGAGGACGTGTGGGTCCAGGGTACAGCAGCGACTACGGTCAGCACCACCACTGGCAAAGTAGGAACGAACTGTGTCAGGGGCACGACGCTTAATTTAGCCGGCACCGCCTTGATGATGTATGAGGATATCTCATCCAAGGATATCTCGTCTTACGAAGCTATTTATTGCTGGTTAAGGTCAAGCCTAACCATCGCGGCCGGGGATCTGCGGTTATTGATTGACGAGGGCACCGGGGCTTCGGCAGCGGAAGAGAACCTTCAGATACCAATACTCACAGCGAATGTATGGCAGCGCGTCCTATTGCCCATGACCACGCCTTCGGCGCTGAACGCTGTCCAGTCGGTCGGCATTTATCAACAGACTGACCTGGCCGATGGGACGTTTGATATTGACGATGTTGAGGCCATAGCGGAGGTGGACGGTATCAAGGCGTGGACGCTGGATTACAACGTTGATATGCTCGAGACCACGGACTTCGGGTCAGCCGGGGTAAAGGAATTTATTGCGGCAGGAACCGGGTGGAGTGGAACCTTTGAAGGATTGAAAGACGGCGTTCCTTTGGGCATAGGTTCATCCGTCATACTGGCCCTGGGGGAATCACAGACACCCGGCCAGCACTGGATTGGGGATGCTTTTATCACAGGCGTAAGTGCCAACGTAGCGCATGACGGCGCCGTATCCTATTCTTATACATTCCAGGGCTCGGGTGCCCTTCAAGTGCCGGTAGCGTGACCGGCCAGCTCGGGACCTTAATCTGCGGGGAACAGATCGGCGGGTTCTATGACTGGGAGATCACGCTCTCTTTAATCAGACTGAATAGCCCGGACGGGCATATATACAAAACCCAACAGATCAAAGCCACGGCCAGGAAATACTTTTACTTTTCAGAGCCATCGAATGAAATCATCGCTAATTACTACCAGTTAATTAAAGGCCGATTAGTGCTGATGGCCAGCCATAAAGTAATCCTTTCAGGACAGGAAATGATATGGATGAATTGATCGTCTGGCTATGTCTGGTTTTGCACTGGCCGTATGAAGAGTCTTTGAAATTCGTGCGGCAAACACCTATCAAGAAGCTGAACGCTTTTATCGAGGAGCTTCAATACCAGAAGGCCGTTGAGGATTACAGGCTGGCCAGTAACTTCGCGGTGATAGTGGCAACCCTGGCCTCTTCTAAACAACGCAAATACAAAGTGACAGATATCATCGGGCAGCCACCCGCGCGCAAAGTCGAACCATCCGAACTCAAACAGGCCGCTGATAAAGCGGGTATTAAACTGGAGGATTAATGGACGTTCTCACTTCAAAGGATAAAAAGTACATCGTCAAGATCGAGGGCAAGGAATATGAACTCGCGCCGGTCAACTGGAACGTCCTGTCGGGGATTGAAGAGGAGCTCCAATGTAATTTTATCGAATTGATACCGCTATTGCAGAAGTCCATTTACAAATCTACATTGACGTTAGCCTGGGTGATGTTGCGTGATAAGTATCCTGAATTAACTAAAGAGGAAATAGGCAAAGTAACCAATCACGAAGAGATAATGGGGATGACATCAGCAGTTACCAGTATATTATCAGACTTCTTTGGAGTGAATAATGTCTGACAAATTGGCCGAACTGTACGTAGAAATTACCGCCCGGACAGATAAACTAAAAGCCGAACTTGCTAAAGCTGAAAAGGTCACGGCGGACAGCGGCAAGAAGATGCAGGATAGTCTATCCGGGGCAACTGCAGGCAAAGGTATTAGCCCTGGGGTGATGGCGGGCATAGCCGCAGTAGGATTAGTGGTAGCCGGTGCCTTTGCGGAAATGGTTAAAAATACGATTGCCTTGGGGCATGAACTGACAATAATGTCAAAGCGCACGGGTTTATCTACTGATTTCTTGCAGGCCATGGGTTATGCCGCAGAAATGACTGGCGGCAAGTTAAAAGATGTCGAGCAAATATCACAACGGCTTACTCTTATTATCGCAAAGGCAGGCGAAGGGCAGAAGGCTGCTGTTAAATCTTTGTTAGATGTAGGTTTATCCTATGATAAGTTAAAGGATAAAAAGCCTGAAGAACAGTGGCGGTTGATATTTGAAGCCATAAATAAAATACATGATCCGCTGGCACGGGCATTAGCTACACAGGAACTTCTCGGTAGCGCTGACTTCTTACCACTTATTGAACAATATAAACAATTAGAAGAACAGCAAAAGAAATTAGGGAGTATGACCCCTGAGCAAATAGCCGCAGTGGAATCGACAGCCATTCAGATAAAGAAGCTGGAAGTGGCATGGAAAGGATTATCCGATCAACTCGCCTTGACAGTTATACCTAACTTAGGCCCTCTGGCATCAGATATCACCGCACTGTTGAACGCAATAACGGCATTAGCTGTAGAATGGAATAAGTTAGACCCAAAACTGAAGGTTTTGCTTGGTGGAGGTGGCACGCCATGGAATGCAGCATTGATGGTGATGGGGTATCCCGCAGGTTCTTCTATCAACTGGGCAGGAGCTAAAGCAGAAGGTGGCATTATCAGTAAGCCGTCACTTGCTATGGTCGGCGAGGCTGGGCCGGAGGCCATCATCCCGCTGTCACAGATGGGTAGCATGGGCGGTGGATCAGTTACAGTCAACGTAGGCAACTACATGGGTGACGAGATCAGTAAGCGCGCCCTGGTGAGAGATATTCAAAAGATATTAAACGAGGAGAGCCGGCGGTCAATTACGCCCTCGGCAAAGACTGATTATTATTCTGTTGGAGGCCACCTGTGACCCAGCCGACGTACACCATTTGCTGTGACTGGGACTGTACCGACTGGGCAGGCGCCCATGATTTCACAACGTCCGGGGATGATATTACTGCCGTTGTAAAAGCCTTCAGGATAGCAAGGGGCAAAGATAAGGACTCCAATTCATACCCTGCGGCCACCCTGGAACTGACCATCGAAAACTCCTCAGGCAATTATTATCCGACCAACTCAGGCGGCACACCCGGTCCCAAAGTAAGAATCTGGCTGCCCGTGAGGGTCCAGGCCACCTATTCGGGCACGACCTATGATTTATTCTATGGATATATCAACCGGATCACAGCTTACCCGATCAAGAACAAACAGGAGATTTACTTTTACTGCACTGACGGGATTGACCTGCTGGCCAAACAGATAGTGGTTCAAGATATGGATCACAAGACGACTATTAACGACGGTGAGGCGGTCAATCAAGTATTGAACGCCGCTGACTGGCGGACGGCTGACGTGGCCTGCACCATGCAAAACACCGGGGACACGGTTACAAAGAACGGCCACGGATTATCAAACGCCAACAAGGTGATGTTTAATGGGGCTTCTATCCCTGCCGCACTGGATGAATACACGACCTACTATGTGGTAAACAAAACCAACAATACCTTCCAGGTTGAAACGTCAGTCGGCGGAGGTGCGGTAGTGTTCGCCGGGGATGGCTCCGGGAACTACCATAAGATTTTAAGACGGTCAGTCGATGTGGACGGCGGGGACATAACGTCATTCCCTGATACGTTTGAGTTTGAGGCTTAAATGGCATATACAGACCACACATTAACGACCCCTTTCAATAAAGGTTCAGAACACCCCGAAGGTTATGACTTCGTGACCGCCGAGGAATTGCTGCGTAAAATAGCCGACACCTCAGTGGGGAGAATCTATATCGACGGAGCGGGGAATTTGGTCTATGAAAGCCGACTCCACAGGGAAGCGTAATGTGGTTAAGGATTTTATTACTTGCCTGTATATTATTTTCAGGATGTGGACATTATAAGATGGCAACGATAATAACTACACCTGCTGAGTTACAGGCAGTCACTAACAATCTATCGGGTGACTATGAACTCGGCAATAATATAGACATGACGGGGATAACAGACTTTATCCCTATCGGCATAGATAGTGAGGGCAACGACATACCATTCACGGGAACATTTGATGGGAAGGGATATGCTATCTCAAATCTAACCATTGATAGATTTGATGTCCAGTATGGCGAGGCCGCTTTGTTTGGGTATATTGGTGCGCCAGCCGTTATCCAAGACGTAACATTAACAAATGTAAATATGAGAGGCGATGATTTCGTTGCTGGATTGGTAGCAGCATTTGATTGGCAAGACACAGGAACTATTCTAATCTACCGTTGTTCGGTAAGTGGCAGCGTAACAGGTGATATGGACACTGGTGGGTTAATAGGAGAATGTTATACAAGCCATGCTACTGATACTCTAAATATACAGGAATGTTATTCTACCGCTACTGTTACTGGTACCGGTGGGGTGACTGGGGGCGTACCTTGGGGTTCTGATTTATTGGGCGGTTTATGTGGTGCAGTATATTCTTGGGCAGGCAATATCAATATATTGGACTGTTACTCTACGGGAAGCATCATAGACGGGTCAGGTGGTTTAATTGGCCATACGGGAGGTTTCACCGGGGCAATAACTGCCAACACAGCACCCACGGGCGATATAACGATTACCAACTGTTACTCTACTGGCGCTGTACCTATTCCCTCGCCCCCTAACACAGACGAGGGAGTTGGCGGTTTCTTTGGTGAATGTCGTGCTGACTTGAATGGCACAATAACCTTCTCATCTTGCTATTGGGATACCGAAACATCAGGATGGGCAACGCAAGGAGTTGTTACGGCTGGCACTGGCACGGTAGTAGGTGCAGCATCAGGCAAAACCACTACCCTGATGAAAACCCAATCTACCTTTGTGAACTGGGATTTTGAGGATATCTGGGCAATCGATTCTCTGATGAATAGTGGGTATCCTTACCTTGGCTGGGCAGGATCGCAATTCACTATTATAGAAACCCTGGCGGCCATAAACATCGCAAAGCACTCCGCCATGATAGGCGGTAAATACACCGCAGGAAATGATACTCACGTTGAAATGGGTCTCCAGTGGAAACCCTCCACTATGTCGTCCTGGACAACTTATTGGTGGGCAAAAACTCCAAACTACATAGCGTGGGATTTAACCTTTTGGTACACGTTATCGGGATTGAATGCCAGCCGCACCTATAATTTCAGGGCGTTCTATAAGGTTGACTCTGACTATACTTATGGATCGACGTTATCCTTTACCACTTTACCCGTGACGGTTGTATTCTCACCGGGATATGATTATCGCACGGCCAAACAATCACTCGACACTATCTCAAAGGTGGGCGTGGGAAGGTATTATGCCGACGGCGCGGGTAATTTTCAGTACGAGAGCAGACTGCGGAGGAACGCATAATGCCGGCCAGCGTGTTTACCTTTACTGATGCCAACATCACCGATTTAACCTACGAGTTAAACGATGGTGAGCTCTTCAATGACGTGATGGCCATTGTGGGCGAACCCGATGCCGAAAATCTTGTGAGGTGGATTGACGCAGGCTCGATAACTAAATATGGGCGCAGGTCTTTCAAAATAGACCAGCCGTTGAATGTTGACGATGCCGGGGCGGACACCTTAATAGACGCCATGCTGGACCGCACCATCGAACCATACCCGAACCTCTCGATCACCGTTCAGTCAACCACGGACGCGCTGATTAAAGGCATTTTGGATATAGAGATCAGCGACAAAGTAACAGTCACAGAGACCACGATGGGTTTATCAGCGGTGGATTTTATCGTTGAGAACATTGATATGGCACTGGACACCAATAATTTAATCACAGCAACTTACGGGATGGTGCAGGCCAGGGCAGGGGAATGACAACCTTAACCACTGCTGAATTACAAAACCTTAAAATCAATATCGACGACTCCGAGATCCGCAACGATTTGAGGATACTGATCCCGCATTATGATTATGAAATCTCTTACGTTGGGCTGCTGGTGGACACCATCACTTATAACGACCTGGTGCTGACCACGGTTGATTCGGATTCCATTAGCAAGTACGGCAGGCGGACTAAGATTAACAAACACCAGGTCATGGATAAATCGTTTCAGGATGCCTGGTCCGGGATGCAGAAGCAGGAATACGCCGAGCCGTTTTATTCGCTGCAGGCCACTCTCTCACCCGAACAGATCGTCAAGATGCTGACCACCAAAATATCCGATGTGCTGACGGTCACAGAAACCACCTCAGGGGTGAATAATGAATACATCGTGACCAATTGGGTATTGGAAGCCCGTCCGGGGATCACAACCTGCACCCTTGGATTAAAGGAACTGGACACTGATCAGCAAATAGACCTCTTTTGGATAGACACTGATTCAATCGACGGAGATCACGTATTAGGATGGTAATATGAGCTGGACGACACCCCGCACTTGGTCCGCAGAAGTCTTAACGTCAACCGACATGAACGCCCAGGTGCGCGACAACCTCAACTTCCTGAAAACCAATATCGCGTTGGAGGCCGCCGTTGAACTGACGTTAGACACCAACGGCATTATTACTAAGACCTACTCGCACCACACCGTCGATACGTTTGAGGACGCGGCCTCTGACAACCTGGTGACGATCTCGGGCGGAGCCGAGGGCGAGGTTATTTTATTAAGGGCGGCGCACACCGACAGGACAGTGGTAATTGATACGGGCGCGGGCAATATAATCAACCCGGCGGGCGACGATATCTCCCTGGACAGCACGGATAAATACTGTTTACTGCAGCACAACGGGACTAATTGGATAGTCATTGGAGGTGGCCTGGCCGCCCATGCTGCGGCTGCCGACCCGCATACCGGCTATCGTCTGGAATCTGCTGACCATACGCATCAATCAGCCGGCGCACAAGCTGGGCAATTAGACCACGGGCTTGCCCTTACCGGATTGCTGGATGACGACCATACCCAATATCTGAAAGAATCCGACCTCACCATCGACCTCGGCACAGAACTTGCCCCGGCCATGACACAGCTTTTATGGACAGAGGGCGCAGGCTGGACCATCACCGATTTAACTGGCATCGCTACCCGTGTGGCTGCTGCATCTACAACTCTTGTCCCGACTTCCGCAATCGTTCCTGACGTTGCCAAGACTTACAAGGTATCATTTACCATATCGTCTTATACCGCAGGCACAATAACAATGACCCTTGGCGGTGTGGTATCGTCTGTGTGTTCAGGCGACCAGACCATCATGCGCTATGTCAACCCGTTCACCACGGGCAACCTGATATTCACTCCTGATGCCACATTTGCAGGCGTAATAAGTGATGTGTCCGTCAAGGAATATACGGGTGGCGAGATAACCGTTGAAGGCGATATCCTGCACTATGATAGCCGTGGTCATTCCAACCGATTAAGCCACATGACACGGCATCTGTCCGAAATGGCAACCGATACTTTGCTGGATAAGAGCCGTTCTACATTGTCCTGTACGGGCGGTGTACTGACCTATACCTTGTATGCTTATTATGGTACGGGAACGTGGAACTTTAACGGCGTTGTTTATCCTGCTGCCGTGGCAAGCGCATCAATCGCCCTGACAGGCGGTACGGATGCAGTACCTAAAACAAATTATGTTTACTTTTACCTGGTGGCTGACGTGCCTACTTTAGCGGTTTCCCTTGATGCCGAACCTACAGGTGTACATATCAGGGTGGCAACATTTATCGTGGGTGCTGTAGCAGGTGCCAATTACACAATCTATTCCTATCATCGCAACAGGCGGGAAGTCGATACGATGATTAACAGAACAATCAACAGGGCAATCCTGGCAGGTACTCTTTATGATAGTGGTGCTTTGCCGACTGTATTAATCGGTTCAATCAGCGTGGCTTCAGGTGGTAAATGGTTACAGGGCATATTCCCGTTGGAGGCAGCCAATACCGTAACTTCAGCAGCTTTCTATTATATGAAGCAAGTTGCAGGGGTATATAACTGGTTCGCAGGCACGGCATTAACCGACCTGAAGTTTTATAATGACGGCACGGCAGTCGGCAACCATGAGTTTGCCAATATCGTGTGGGGAATAGTACCTACTACCACAACGGCAAGCGGAACCTTACCCACAACTGTTAAGCTAATCGCTGTCCTTCAAACCGACCCGACAGTTAATTACTCAACACTTGCTTTAGCACGACAGGATTTATACGATGCTACTAATTACTTTCCACCTGATAGCGAACTTAAAAAGGTATTCCTGCCGATTGCCCGTACAATAATCAGCGAAGATAACGACAACGAGTTTCAGACATTTGATACTGGATTGTATTGGAAAGATTTACGAGGCCGTATAACTTCGGGTGGCGGTGCAGCAACGTCAACCGACACATCAGGACTTGTACCACGAAGCCTTTATGATGCCTATTCAATCCTGATGGCTACCACAGATGATACGCCAGTAGCCTTGACAGTCAACGCACAGGAAGTAGTCGGCAGATTAACAGGCGGTGCTATTGATGGTATTGCTTTGGGTATTGCCGATGATAATGTTCTACAAGTTGACGGCACACTTGAAGATAACGATTTCTGTTATGCCACGGCTAACGGCATTGAAGGAAAGACTGCCGCCGAAACTGCCGCTTTGTTGACTACGTTAGCAACAGACATTGAATTGCACTATGTAAAAATACTTCAATGGGTAGGAGTGTAATATGGGAACTACAATAGTCACAGTTAAGAATTTAGCGAGGGGGCAACTGGCAAGTTCGATAGGTGATATCTATACTGTACCAGCCGCTACTCAAGCGATAATTAAATCTATCAACTTGTTCAATACAAACACTTCTGCCGAAATTGTAGCAATACATATTCTTGTATCGGGGCAAACCGTAAGACAGATAATAGGCGGCTCGTTGGCATTAAGTGGTGGATACTGCATAGATGATACTGAATACACTTTAGCGGCAGGGGATAAGATACAGGGCAATACAACGACTGCCTCAAAAGTGAATTACGTAATCTCTGGCATTGAGGAGAGTTAATATGGCAGTAACATTTTATGATGCAACGGGCAGAAAATTGTCATCTTCTACCGCTACATATCCAGACGATACTGCACTTGTTTTAGGTACTTCCTCCGATGCTTCTCTGATATGGGAAACAGCAGATGCCAATGCCAATGCTCTGATAGTTGCTCTGCCTGATGGTGGGGCAACCAACGTGCCTGTGCTGGCAGTTGGCGACCAGTCAATTATTAATGCGGACTTAGGCTTTTTCAACGGTTATACCCAGCCTGTAATAGCAGCGGTGGATGCGGATAACGATTCCTGGATCGGCATTGGTCATACAGCAGATGATGTACCTGCATTGAGAACAAATAAGACCGACATCATGGTAGATTTGAATGGTGCTACGGCTTGGGGGTTGGCAGACCATTCGGCAAGACATGAATGGGATGGTGCTGACAAGATAAATGTTCAATACTTGCTGTTAGCCACTAAACCTACGTGGTTATTGGAAGGTGATTCTGGAGTTACTTGCACCGTGACGGATTCTGGATGGGCAAGTTCCCATAAGTTTGCTATTTTCGGATATACTGGAACAACTATTAACTCTACTGCTGGCTCAGTATTTACAGGGAATAGGTGGCACTCAAAAACCGAACCTGTGTATTGCTGGATTTCAAGTTTTGCTGCTATGTTAGAGCTAACAGATAAGATAGAGGCTTGGGCTGGTTGGTTCGCCGCTAATAATGCTCTCCCTACCGCTACCTCAAACCATTATGGATTCAAATTCATAAGTACAGTAGATGGTACAAATGCGGTGCTTTCGGCAACTAACGGTGATGGGGCGACAGAGAAAGCCACCGTCATTGTAGCGAGTGTTGCCCCTTATGAAGGTTATTATTTAATGGTTATTTATAAGGCAAGTACAATTTATTACTACTATTCCACTGATGCTGTAACATGGACATTGGGCGCAACGCATGTTGACAATATACCAACAGGAGTAAGTCTTTACTCGGGGATGTGGGTTAAGAATACTGAAGCCGTTGACAAGATGTGCCAGCTTACAGGTTTTAAGGTTGGGAATAATCCATAGGAGCAAGCATGATATATAAATACATAAAAACAGGATTCCCTAAAAAAGAAGAACTCGAAACTGAACTCGGAATAAAGATTAACCGTGTTTCTACTGGTGGGATTATAACTGGATATAGAACAGTAGGGATTCGTCAAGAACCAATCTTCTTCGAAGGCATAGAGATAGAAATAGATGGGGAATTCACAGAAAATCAAATAGATGCCATAGAGACTAAATTAAATCCTGAAGCCAAGATTAAAAAACTTGAAGCTGAGATTGCTTTGCTTAAAAAGAATATGGATACAGTAGCAACCGCTACCAAAGTTGAGATAGAAAAGGCAGCCTAATGTATGTACTGCTCAAAGAGGATGGCATGAAACGACTTTACTGGCTTTTAATCTTACTGGCAATAACAACTTCGGTGCTTATCTACACAGCGATTAACTTTGACCCAACGTGTCATCCAATACAAACTATGGGGGTGTAACTATGGCTGTACAGACTCCACCGCACGAGAATCTGAAAGGGGGTGATAAGTGGACCAGAACGCTGTTATTGTTAGTCTTGTTGGCTCAGTTACTGTCATCGTTGGCATTGTTGCGCTTCTTGTAAAATCCTTTATTGCTGATAAACCAAAGACTAACGGCAACGGCACAAAACAAAGTCGTGACTGTTGGGAGCAGCACCAAACCGTATTATCCAAAATTGACCAGGTACAAAAGACCCTCGATGATCGGCAGGAATTATTCGCCAAGGTAGAAAGGAAACTCGATGAAATAAATCTAAGTGTACACAGCAAGTAACCGGGCAGGCGCCCGTTAAATTGACCATCACGAAATCTTAACGCGGTGGTTTTCTTTTACCAGGAGGTAACATGAAAGAGATACTCGATAACGTGGCTGACTTCATAAAGAAGTTGATGCAGCCGATGTTGACCTTTGTGGCCGTAGCTGTATTCTTTATGTATGCCGGCAAACAATGGTTTACAAGCGACCAGGTTTTCTGGGTAGTCGGAGGGATAATTCTATTCTGGTTCGGTTATACTGCAATAAAGAACTTTACTTATTCAGACCCAAAAGCTAATCCCCCAATCACAGGTACACCCGGAAAGGTGGCAGGTTGGGGTGATTGTGGGACTGATTCATCCGCAGCCAACTGGCTTAAACCTGACGTAACCTATGATGATGGGGACGTGGTAGCTGAAACCATTAACGATATCATGGCGCAGGCTAAGAAAGACGGGTTGGAAGCTGACACCGCTTATGTTGCGAGTCACATTGTATCCTGGTTGGCCTCACACGAAGATGAATTGACTGATGCCGAAAAGAAAGAGTTGATCGGTTACGGAATAGACTACGCCGAAGATGCCTATTTATCCGTCACTGGCCTCAAGAAAGTGCCGCAGACTTATGCCGAAGTTGCCGACTATAACAAATGGTGGCGCAACAATAAGGCGGCTTGCAAGGCTCCTGCCGGACAGGCAAAGGCGGTACTGATGACGCTTCGTGACCTCTTGAACCGCAAGGAAAACATCTAATGGAGGACGGCAAGGTGGATGGCTTCGGTAAGTTCCTGCTTTTCTGGACTGCCGCCTTTCTGTTGCTGATGCTTGTCCTTGCACTTAGCTGTATGCCCCCTGAGAAGCCTGAAAACGGCGCAATCTGCATGACCCCTGATATGTTGCAGAAAACAATGGATCAATGCTGCACAGAGGGATACGCCAACGGATACGCTAAAGCAAAGGCAGAAGTTGTGCCACGGGCAGACGTTGAACTCAACCTGATAACAAAGGATAAACTGGCAGCCTTCTTGAAACTCGACCAGTGTGACAGGTGTACATCGGCAGTCTATGAACCAGAGGATAGTTGCCTGGCTCGCGCCGAATGTCTAACCGCATCGGCAAGGTCATACGATTGGGATGCCTATGGCGTAGTGATGAACTTTGCCGAAGGCGGTTCCCACGCTGTCGTTGCCTTTCCTTTGAAAGATGGCACGATAGTCTACATCGAGCCGCGGTATGATACCATCGAAGTTGTCGAGGTTGGTAGAATATACCGGCCGGCACAGAAAACCATCGAGGAAATTGGGACATTCAAATAGCCTTCTAATCTATGTCCTGGGAATAGAAGGCCCAGGACTGTATGGGTCGGGTCAATGCCCGGCAACGGACTGCGTGTCGGTTGGCTCTGACAACAGATGGTGGGCGACACGGGATAAGGAAAGCCAACTCCCCCGTGTTTTGAATCTGCCGTGAAAATACGCACCGCCACCACGGTCGTTAGGCATGGCGGTTAGTAGCCGTTCGTGTCATAATTTGCGTATAGCGCAGTCCACACAACGCCGCCGATAGTATCTGCGGCTAATGGGCGCAGGAGTCTGCGCCGCCAGCGGGTAACGGAGACAGGACGCTGTGACTCACGCCCCGCGATGGAGGCCGCCCCGAAGGGAGGCTCTGAAACATGAGCGTCACTTCTGGGGCGGTCGTATTTTGTGCTATCTGCCAGTTCGTAAGAACGTAAGTGTAGAAAAGCAACTTCGGGCGGTCATTAGAGCTGGCCGCAACCTATGGTAGGGCCGCCCGTTGCATTTTAATGTCGGTGTCATTTGAAACTATCGGGGTATCACCACTCAGGTGCATGATGCGAAATTCACCCCGAACCGATATGAATTTCTGCCGTAAGTCCTGGGGGTTTAAGGTTTTGCACCGTATATCCCCAGGCAGGCGGTTCCTCAACGGCGGCGGGAGGGTAAACCAAAAGCGAATGCTTTTAAGCCCCTCCCGTTTGCTGTCACACTTTCGTAGTATTTTATGTGACAAGGTCGTGACATCTAAGGTAACAACTGCAACCTTTAAGGTCACGTTTTGAGATGATAGACAACTTGTAAGTACCAGTTCAACCCGTGACAAATTGTAACACTTTCCATAACAAACTAATGACAAAATGCTTGAGCGGTTAAGCATAGGCTAACTTGCAAGCCCGGCTTACCGGTTCAAGGGGACAACCTGTCCCCCTGTTCACGAAAACTGTTTCACTAACAAACGTGTTGCGTGTGTCATGGAACGGACAAACCATCACCACTTATCAACAAGTGTTTACTGCGCACTAAACATTCAGCGTTTGCTGAAACCTTATAATCGCTGAAAATAAGGCTATAGCGTTATATTCGCAATGCAATTCTACGGTTGCAGTGGAAAATTACATCCTCTGCAATATAACGATGAGCAGCAACCATACTATCCTGGCACTAATTATGGCGAAAATGCCGTAATATGAGACGCTAAGTTCGTAGTGGCTCACCGATGGGACGCTCAAATAAATGGACACGCGCTCAATTTAATGGACATTAACTATGAAAAATACTTACTTCTTTGCCTGTCTCTTCGCGGCGGTGCTGTTAATAGTTATAGCGATATTGCAAATGCCATCTCCTCTATCGGACTTCACCCAGGCTGACTGTATCTGGTGGTTGGAATGGGACCGGGATATTCACGAGACGTACATCTACCTGCCAGAGGACAACGATACAGGCACCTGGAAAAGTCACACGCAATGGGTGGATGACTTCACCGAGATAATAGCCAGGATAAAGCGGGAGCCGTGCAAACTCTCTAAAGAGGAGTGCATACAGTTGTTATACAAAGCGCAGGCCAGTCACGCGGGTAGCGATGCCACGGACTATAACACCGTCAACTGGAACGCCCGGTGGTTTGAAGCGTATGGAAAGATAATAACCTATCTGAAAAGCCAATGAAAAAGACAAAGGCCGAGCGCAGGGAAGGCACAAAGAAACGCCGGGCCAAGCGCTACAAGGTACACTCAAAGGAACTTGGAACGATATACAGTGAAGCATGGAGGAAACGTGCCACACAAAGCACTCAACAATGACCAACTGGAAGTATTAGCAGGCTATCTTGAAAGCGTCAAGAACCTGGCCACCTGCGCCGAGATATTGGTGCGCATCCAACCGGGACTGCTCTATACCGTCTGTGAGGAAATGGCCGTGAATTGCCAGCATATAATTGATGAATTTTGTACGGTGGATGAATGAATATTAACTGGATAGAGGTAGCCATCTGCGTTAGCGTGTGCTGCCCCGTCTGTGTCACGGTATGCACACTGGTTGATATCTTACGAGAGAGGCATAAGAATCGTGTCTAACTTTTATTGTAGCGGTTGCCGGATGGTACTGCACAGCGGACTGGAATACGGAGTGATAGACGGACTGCCGTATTGCCTTAAATGTTATCTTCAAATACAGGAGGCTTTAGGCGCTCCGGCGCTTACTGATGAGTGATATTTTACCAGGCGAGCTTATCTATCACTGCCAGGACCTATCCAGCAAATTCAAAGAAGTAATAATTGTCCCTATCAGCGATGTCCACTACGGGAACCCGATGTTTTCTAAGCACCACCTGCAAAAGACCATAGACTTCATCAAATCTTCACCGAATATCTACACAATACTCAACGGGGATCTGTGTGAGTGTGTGCTTAAAACCAGCAAAGGCGATGTGTATTCCCAAACCGCAACACCTCAAAAGCAACGTGACTATATCATCGAGGCATTTGAACCGATAAAAAGCCGGGTGCTCGGCATGACCTCCGGCAACCATGAATCAAGGATATTTGAACTGACCGGCCTGGACATCTGCAGGGACATTGCATCGGCTTTAGCTTGTCCCTACGGCCCGGAAGAGATACTACTGAGGGTTAGTTTTGGCAGTGGTAACGAGAGGCATCCATCTCAACCATACTCATATTTTATCTATGCCACGCATGGCTACGGCGGTGCCAGGACAAAGGGCGCTAAGAATGTCAAGGTGGAGCGCACCAGCCATCAGGTATTTGCCCACGCTTACATTATGAGCCACGACCACGATGCCAGTATTCAAGAGGGCGCTTTCTTAACCCCTCACGCCCGGACGTACATCGACAAAGCAACCGGCTTCAAAGTGGGCAGCATGATGAGCATAGACAAGAAGCTGGTCAAAACCGGCGCGTACCTCAAGCGGGGAGGATATGCCGCGCGGGGCGGGTATGATCCGGTCAGTTTAAACATTATCGAGATAAAGCTCAAAGGCGAAGGTAAACCAAGAATACGAGTAGAGATGTGAACACAGTATTAAGAAAATGCGACAAAGGAATGTGGTATGTCCATGAGGACAATGACCAGTTCTACCTATACTGGCAGGCAATAGGACAATTACCTCAACTTATGTTAGTATGCAAAAGCCAACTCGTATTTGATACCCTCGCGGAATGTTTGACTGGACTTTATGGGGTACACCATCCTGAGATAATGCGGGATGACCGCTTATCAAAAGAAATATCCGAAATCATAGAATAATACAACTTCTCCTGATTTGCCCGGTGACGTATTCGACCACGTTGCCGGGCTTATTTTTTGTGCAAAATTTTAGTAAAAGTGCTTGACAAATGGAATATAAGGTATATAATAATAGGTATGGTAAAAGTATATAAGTGCAAAAGATGCAGCCACGACTGGGCGGCGCGCAAGCCGACTAAGCCAGCTATCTGTCCGAAGTGCAAAACGCCCTATTGGGACAGAGAACGTAAGATAAAGGAGGTTAAATGACAACTGACTTAATTTTATTCAAGGGGTTCAACATCAGGATGGCAACAAGCAAAGAAGGTGAAGCAGGGGCTTGTCTGGAAGATATTTGCACTGCTGTGGGCATACAGAAATCCCGCAACGTGGTTTATCGGCTTTCGGGCAAGGATGCCTTTACTGTGGGCACCCTTACCAATGGTGGTGAGCAGCAGATGTGGTATGTAACAGAAGCCGGATTGTATACCGTTTTGGTTGGGAGCCGTAAACCTTTAGCGAAGGAACTCACAGCGGTGCTATTAAGCAAGTTTGCTGATTTACGCAAACAGGCAACCGTCCCGGCTGTGTCTGATAACATCGTGTCATTACAAGCTCTAAAAATACTGATTGATAACCAGATATTACTTGAGCAGCGCATGGATAAGTATGAGGCAAACCAGCAGGCCGTTAATGCCATTCTTGCGCCGGTAAAAGAGGTATCCACCAGGTTAAAGATAAACCAAATCGTCAGGACTTACGCGCAGCACCACGATAAAGACTACCGGGAATGTTTTAAGACCCTGTATTATGAATTTAAGTACAGATACGGCATTGACCTGGTGGGCAGGACTCATAACAACGGCAATAAAACAGTGCTTGATACAGCAGAGCAGTTAGGTTGTCTCGACGACCTGTTCACTCTGGCTGTGGCGCTGTTTGTAGGCAAATAAAAAAGGAGGGTATCAATGACACCACAAAAGTTTTGGATGTGCTGGTTAGAAGCCAGCCCGAAAACAACACGCCGACACATGAGTTACGAGACCGCCAGGGGCGAGGCCGACAGGATAGCGATGCTGCCGGAGAACAAAGGGCGCAAAGTCTACGTGCTTGAAGCGCTGGACTGGCGCTGCAATGACGGCATGCCGAAGGTGGAACTGTAATGGCACATCAGATGATAACCAAGGAAACAGGCGCAGGGATGAGGCAGTTCCGTATCAACTTCTACGAGCCGCGCACTTACAGGTACATAAAAAGCGAGGATATCTGGGCAGAATCGCTCAATGATGCTTACCTGGAATCGTTCAAAACTATCGACACTGTGAGCGTAGTAATGCAAATGGAAAATGGCAAATGGGTAGAACGGTTACACTGCGAGATCCCGCTGGAAATGGGCGATGGCCCGGAGGATTATATTGATGCCGACTATGAGAATTGGCTGGCATCGTTAAGTGACCCGGAGGATGATGAATAATGCCGATCTATACAGCGACAATTAACTATCGAGGCACCCATTACATGGAATTTGAAGCGATGGGTGACGATGAAGCCGGGGAACGCGCAGCCGAGATATTCGATGAGCTTCGCAAAGGAAGCCTGGAAATGGACGATATCGAGATAACACAGAACACTACTAACCGCATGGACTCCGAGGACTTAGCGGAGCGTAAGGCCGAAGCGCGGGGCCAGATATGAGAATAATACCTGATGATGCAGAATTGCTTTCCCTTGACGGCATGATACGTACAATTGATTGCTATGACATAGTGGACACCATCGAAATCACAGATGATGAGTGGGATGAGATATACGAGGCGTACGACTACCCCGAAATGTGGGATACTCGACTTGAACGAACGTACACATTTGCCCAATATCTACGTCAACTTATCTCGTTAAAGGTGAGCCAATGAAGAGATTACTTGACGGCATCTTATTACCAGAACACCGCGCCGCAGGCTTTGGCCTGATGGTTATGGCTGATGGGGAATTACAGTTACACAGGCATGGTATACTACTACACGGCTTTGACGACACGGCAACAATGCAATGGATCAACCACATCGTAGAAAATATAAGGAGGGATAATGTTTAAGTTTGAGATGTACGAGATTGTTAAGGACAAGGTATCAGGTTATTCAGGTGTGATACTGGGAAGGACTGAATACGCCACTGGTTGCCGGCATTACGGGCTCGCTGCGCGGTCAGTAAATAAGGAAGGCAAAGTTGCTGAGTGGGAATGGTTTGATGAATCACGACTGATAACGGATGGAGGCATATTGCCTTCATTTGATAAAAACCCGACTGGCAGCAGTGGGCCTTGCGTGAATCCACCACAGTGGTAAAAAATAGATAAGGAGGGATAATGGCTAAAATACTCAGCGTACTCGAAAAGACTTCCCAGGCGGGGAAGGCATATTACATCATTACCTGTGAAGCGCTTGATAAGCAGATTATCAGCTTTAACAAACTGGCGCTCGGATCTGACGTAAACCCCGACAATTTGGTGCTCAACGATCGAGGAGACTCCTACAAGTTCAAGAGCGGGACGGATGGTAAAAGCTGGCAGGATAAGAAGGCATCCTATCAAAAGAACGATGACCTCATTATCGCGCAGGTAGCCTACAAGGGGCTCATTGACCTGATAATTGCCGGTAAAGAGGAATATGCAAACTTAACAGAGACAATGATAATCCGGCATGGAGTGGCTATCAAGAAGGCCAGCGACCTTATCAGGATAATGACCGACCCGGCCTACGCGCCGCCCGCCGCCGTACCGCCCGCAGTAACAGCCGCGCCTGCCGTTGCAACGCCACCAGCGGCTCCTGTCGCAGAATTTAACCTTGACGAAGTGCTGGCCTGCGACTGGGCAACCTTCGATAAAAAGAACTATGACCAGGCATTGGCAGGTGTGGCAAAAAATAGAAATATGAGCGGAGCCTCGGCTAAAGCGTTCTTGATTGATAAATTTGGCATCGAGTCCAGTTCCATGATACCGATAGCAAAACGTAATGAAGTTATCGCGGCGCTGAGTAAAGTATCATGAAATTCAGAATTAAGTGTTGTCCAACTTGCAGGTGGTATCTCCCCCCGAAAGGCGCATCCTCGCACAAGTGTTTAATCAGTGGCACAGTATTTATAGGCGACTCTAAGATAAAATGCTGCATCTACAAGGAAATGCCATTGGAGCCAAAATGAGCGAATTACAAGCATTAGTTAAAAAAGCCGAGACCGAGTTCTACCCGTGGGTTATAGAGCACCTGACCATAGAGACCCCGGAGCAGGCCAAGAACTGCTCAGACATGTTAGCGATAGGCAAAGCTCTGTTTAAGTCACTGGAAGAGGCCAGGAAGGCCGAAAAGCAGCCATTGATAGACCAGGCCAAAGCGGTAGACGACCTTTACTCCCCGGCTAAGAACCGCATACAGATGGCCGTTGGCCGGTTGGATGATGGCCTGATAACCTATCACCGCAAAGCCAAAGCCGAAGCGGATGCGCTCCTCAAGCTGCAGTACGAAGAGCAGGAGACGAAGCGCCTGGCCGCCGAAGCCGCGCTCATTGAGACCATGTTGGCCAACCGCGCCGCACTTGAAGAGTCAAAGACAACCGGCGAAGTATTCGAACCGGCGCCGCTGCCCGCGCTACCTGAGACCGAGGCCATCATAGTAGAGCCGGTAAAGCAGAGCATAGCCGGTAACATGGGTAGTACGAGGATAGTAGATACATTCGACTATGAGATAATTGACGACAATGCAATTCCCCGCGAGCTTTGCAGCGGAGACCTCAAGAAAATTAAGGCTAAACACAAGTATGATAAGCTGCCGATCCCCGGCGTAATGATAACGGCGCGCAGTCATACTGTGAGCAGGTTCAGTTAATGGGTATACAGCAGTTATGGTGCGACATAGAACCACTTATGACTTCACAGGAAATCTGCTCTTACTTAGATATTGGTCAAATGAAATTAACCAAAATGATTAAAGCCGGGGAGATTAAAGGTTTTAAGATTGGAAAATCATGGAGGATATATAAGCACGAATTGTTAAATTACATGAAACGAGTTGCAGGAGATTAGTATGATAGAAAAAATAATGAACAAACTGGGTTACTCAAAACCCACGAAAATTCCGCCTGATATGCCATGTGTTGGTTGCACTGCATATCCCATTGACTGTATTAAAGCTGTAGTTATAGAAGTTGATAATCAAACAAATACAGTCCGCGATTGCGATCAACGGAGGCCGTAATGCCTTACGCTGTCGCAGTAATACTTATCGTGGCCATATTCGTGATGGCTTTAATAGTAGCCAGTAATGATAGGAGGTTAAAATAAATGCCCCATCCGCCTGATAGAGGGTGCCGGCACTCAAAGAAGTGCATAGACTGTCCGTTACCAAAGTGCGAAAAGGAAAGCCGATCAGAAAAATTTAAGGAGGGTAAATGATAACTAATCCTAAACGATTCATTGTTTGGCTAATTATATGCCTAAACATGGGCATGTGCATTGGAGCCTTTGCAAGATTGGCGATGTGGATACATTTAGGCTGCGCCATTTTAACAGTATTCTTAATAGCATATCTATACTATACTAATAAGGAGGGTAAATGAACGTCATCAAAAGACTATGGAAGGCTTTATTCCCTAAGAAGCGAGCCGATGCCAAACCAACGACCTGCACCTGCACAGAATGTAAGCAGGAGTTCTTGGGGCGCAAAGGATCACTGACATGCTCCAAGGCGTGCAAACGGGACCGCAGGAATAGGATACTATCAGAGAGGTGGAAGCCGGTCGATTCACCGCTGGTAAATGCTATCCACGATGCCGATCCGGAACTACAAATAACAGTGAACGAAATAACGGTGAGCTAACTGTGAGGGAAGGTGCCTGGTGTCCAGTTACAAAACCATCGGCAAGCCTAACCGTTGCTGGCGCGAGCTGCCGAGCCGGGCCTCCCTCCTTTTTAAGTGGCCGGGGGTTTGATACGCCCCCGGTCACCGAAGCATGGCACTTCTTCATACTGATACATTATCTTTATTACTCAGATGAAGCGGTCGCAGTCTATGGGGAGACGTATGGTTGACCCCGAAGCCATAGCCCGGGACTGGGCAAAAAGGCACCCAGAATTTATCAGGCCGGATGCCGACATATTAAAGGAGGTAAAAACAATGAAAGAAGCAACTCCCAAGCGGTATATCTGCCAGTATTGCAACAAGACATTTTCTTACCGGTTAGTGTGGTTAAAGCATAAAAACAAACACGTAAAAATGGACACTATTAAACCCATAGTAGAAGAGGATGCAACCCCTTTGCAACCCGTAGTATGCAGCCCCACCGTTGCTGATGCGGTGTACGCGCCGACAGAAACTACATCGAACACCACGATACAGCATCCTGCAACCGATCCGATATATTATCTGATAACGGCTATCCTCTCAACGATGTTATTATGCGGACTGATAGCCGCTGCCCTGGGTATTAAGTTGCTGGCAGGGTTATAAATTATCCAAAGGTATTGACAAATTGAGCCAAATGGTTTATCTTATAAAACTGTATGGCAAGATACATCCGCCGAATAATTAAACCCCTGGTAGAAACTATGCTCTTGTGTAGTAAGCTGCTTGCCCAGCGTTCTATCAGGGGTTTTGTTATTGGGAGGATGTAATGCCATTTACTGCTGACGAAGGTATCAGCCACAAACCACTGACCGCAGAAGAGCAGGCCGGGGCCGAGGCGATAGTTGAGGACTGGTCCACCCGATTACTGGACATTGACGCCTACAAAGGATGGCTTCGATCATTAAATGTCCGGCAACTTATCGAGGAATTGGAACGGTTGAAGGCCAGGGATAACCACAACGACCTGCCAATGGTGGATGCGCTGCTGGCAGAGTTTGAATTTTGTAAGAAGGCATTAAAACATGAAGAACACCGTAATAAATACTTACAAGCATTAAGAGAACTATGAATAATATAAACCCGTTCTCTTTCTTCAGTCGCGCCCGCGAGGGTTATTCCCATAGCAGATACTACCTTCCACGTGTGGTTAATAAATGTTAAAACCTTGTAAAAGTGTTAATGAATGTTAAAAGTGTTAATATATGTTAATGAATACGAGTGACACGACACCCATTTCAAACAAACTCTATGACTATATCGAGATAAGTTCTGGTTGGTTTTACCTGGAAGATATCTACAGGGCGCTGGCTATTACTTCCGAAAAAGACAAGACTAATATTCGCGTACAATGCCATGCCTTTTCTAACAAGGGACTGTTGGTAAAGGATAAGCATATCAATGGGCGCTTCCGTAAACCAAATACAGCTTTAGTTGAATCCGACATCCTCTCTGCGGAAGTGGCAAGTGGTATGGATATCCAGTACCCCCTTCATTTGGAGAAGTTGTTTTTAACGATGCCGAAGAGCATTATTCTATTAGCGGGATCAACCGGCTCTGGTAAAAGCGCCTTCGCAATTAACTTCCTGATGTTAAATCAATGGAAGCATCTTTGCCATTATTTCAGTTCGGAATTAACACCAGGCCGGCTAAAAAGACGATTGTTGAAAGTTCCTAACTTCGCTGATATCTCTGTCGGTTTTAAGTTCTATGAAAGATACGATAATTATGCTGACGTGGTTTTTCCTGATGATATAAATGTGATTGACTTTTTAGACGTAGACAATGCTACGCCCTACATGATAGGTAATGAAATAAAAGATATTTGGATGAAATTAAAAACGGGGATAGCCTTTATATTGATACAGAAAAAGAGCGCACAAAAGGACTGGGGCGGTAAAATACACGAAGTTGAATTAGGGGTAGGAGGCAGGCCGACAATAGATAGAGCGAGTATTTATTTGATTATGGACAACGTGCCTGAGAATAAACTTAAAATTATCAAGGTCAAGGAATTTGACGGAATTAACCCTCACGGCTTAGAGTGGAAATACAATTTAGTGAACGGTGTGGAATTTGTGAACATAAGGCCACCGGAAGAATTATATTTTAAGAAAGATGGGATAGGATTTTAATGTTCAGTATAACTTTTGTTTTCGACTCACTCCCCGACCTCTCACTATCCGGCAACGGGCGCCTACACTGGCGTAGCAGGGCCGCCAGGGTCAAGCAGGAAAGGGAATATGCCCGACTGTTAGGGATATCGAACAAAGGCCAGTGGGTAGCCCCTGAGAGGGCAATTATCAGTTTTGAGTTTCACAGCTCCACTAAAAAAGTATTCGACCTGGACAATGCTATCTCAGCCTGTAAAAGCTGGATCGACGGATTAAGGGATGCCGGGATACTGCTTAAAGATGACTGCTGGCATCTCTCCATTGGGGGAGCTAAAGCAATTCACTCTAAATACGATGAGACGAGGATAATAATCAGTGAATCCGTACTATAAGGACAAGTGGGTAACTATTTATCATGGAGATTGCCGTGAGATATTGCCTTCACTTGATGTTAAGGTGGATTTGGTATTGACTGACATACCTTACAACATAAGCCAAAAATCAGCAGGCTTGCGAAACTTGGATTATGGGGAATGGGACAAGCAAGCAGGCACAGAACGAGAATGGTTTGATGCCTTTGTAGGGAAAAGCAAACAATCAGTAATTGTGTTTTGCCACAAAACACAATTTAGCGACCTTATCAAATGGTTGATTCTATTAGGTTTTTCTACACGCACTCTTATTTGGCATAAACCCAACCCCACAATTATAAACTGCGATAAGTTATACATTGAAGCGACTGAATTGATGGCGTATGGCAAATTGCCTAAAGCAATCTACAATCCTGATTACAAACATAATATCTTTGAATATACATCTCCCGTGGACAGGCAGCACCCAACACAGAAGCCCATTGAATTATTGCAGGAGTTAATTTTGGACACTACGGCAAATAATAACACCGTATTAGACCCGTTCTTTGGTTCGGGAACAACCTTGTTTGCTGCCAAGAAACTCAACCGCTATTCAATTGGCATCGAAATAGAAGAACGCTACTGTGAGATTTCCGCTAAAAGATGTTCTCAGGAAGTTATGGAGTTATCACTTTAGGAAGTAAACCATGAAGCAATGCTTTTTAAGGGACAAAGAGTGCGAGATAAGCTGTCAAGCATGGAGCGCACACCGTAACTGCTGCATATTACTGAGATACGTTGAGCAGTTAGTTGAATGGGGTGAAGCGGACGATATCGAGGAGGAGGCCGACTATGCCTGAGTACCAGGATACGCACATATCACTTTTGCAGGGTGATGCGTTATCGGTACTGAAAACAATGCCGGATGAAAGTGTTGATATGTGCATGACTTCACCGCCTTATTGGGGATTGCGTGATTATCATGCTGACGGGCAGATTGGCCTTGAAAAGACCTTTCAAGAATATATCGACCACCTCATGCAGATATTTGATGAGGTTAAACGGGTGATTAAAAAGACAGGCACTTGTTGGGTGAATATAGCGGATAGTTATGCGGGTGGTGGGACTCATCATGGAGATAAAAACACGGGCATAAGTAAATCAAGTACAAGGCAATCAGGAGAATGGGAAAATAAGCCAGTTGGTATCCCCGCCAAATCCCTAATCGGTATCCCCGAACGCTTTGCCCTGGCTATGACGGACCAACTTGGTTTTATCCGGCGCAACACAATCATCTGGTGGAAGCGCAATCCAATGCCGGAAAGCGTAAAGGATAGGTTTACTGAGGACTTTGAATACCTGTATATGTTTAGCAAGCAGGGTAAGTATTTCTTTGAGCAGCAGTTTGATAAGCAAACGGAATCCACAATAGAACGTGCCAGGTATGGGTGGGCAGGCCGGACAGATGATGGTAGCAACGGCGCCAGGACGGGATCCTCATTTAAGCGTATGGCCGAGACGGGTGAGTTGATTGCCACAATTCCAACCAACGGCTTGCGTAACGCTCGCTGTGTATGGGATATCCCCACGGAAAGCGGCAAGTCAGACCATTATGCTGCCTATCCTGAGAAGCTATGCGAAACGCCGATATTAGCAGGGTGTCCGGCTGCTATCTGTACCAAGTGCGGGAAGGCGAGGGAGAAGATATACGAAACTGAAAACATGGTTATCAAGCGTACTGATTGGGGTGCATCTGCGGGCAACAGAACTGCATCAAGCGGGACAATGGTTAGTCCTGCAAAGCGAGAGGATATTGGTTATACAGATTGCGGCTGCGGCGCATCCTTTGATCCGGGCGTGGTGCTTGATCCATTCGCAGGCACAGGGACAACCGGGGCCGTGAGCAAGCGTTTAGGCCGCAAAGCGGTGCTTATAGAGTTATCCCCGAAGTATTGTCAGATAATCAAGAAACGTATGCAGTATATTAGCATACCAATGAAGGTGAACATTGCCTGACTTCCTGGACTGCTTAACCGATCAAGCACGCGCCGAATGGTATGTACTGATGCAGAACCTTGGCATGGCCTACGGGCAACGCAAAAAGATGCTGGAGATAAATACCAAACTGGAAGGCATCGAGGAAATTGACCACATTCTAAGGCAACAACCTGGGGAGGACAAAAGCGATGCAAACTCATAGAACAATGCCGATCAACAAGCCTGAGTATGAGGGCAAAAGGCGCAGGTTGGCGCAATGGATAAGGGGCGCAAATGTAGACTGCAATACCCACGTTGAATTTGACGGCATCAGGGGCAAAAGGGACTCCACTATCGAAGCGCATTTAACGCCGGACCTGCACTATTTAAGTAATTAGGAGGGATTATGGATAGACTATTGAGTGAACAGGAAATCATTGACATACTTGGCTGGCCTACTATGCCTGATTATGAATTGCACCAAGCTACTGCTGCTGCCCAACTCGCCAAGACAGATAAAGAGTGGGTAACATGGTTTGAGAAACTTTGTACTGGCGATGTATATGGTGGAATGACCATCTTGCATAAGCATTGGATAGAACGCAAAGGGAGTATAGGGTTATGATATTTCTACCGGATGATAGCCCATTGAACGTAGATAAAGACAAAGTACCGGCTAACACTACATCTTACCAGTGTGCAACCTGCGGTAATCTGTACGATGTCAGTTATGCTCATGTCTGTCCTACACCTGATATGTCAGTGATGCAAGCGCTGGAAGTAATCCGGCAATCAGCCGGCGATATAACCTTCAGCAATAATTCACTGATAGAAAATATCAAAGGTGACGTTAGGGTTGCTTGTAATAAAGAGTGGGTGGAGTGGGTAGAGAAAATATTTTGGTTTGACCATGATGGGCAGACAATGGGATTTAACATATCAGCTAACAAACTTTATAAACTATATAATGAACGCCGCAAGGAGATAGGGATATGAGTATAGAAGATATCGAGAAGGTAATTAGCTCATCATCATGCGCTTATGTAGCAGCAAAAGAAATTGAAAGTATGATCGCTGCCCATGATAAGGGGTGGATTGCAGGATTACAGAAATTCCTTGTAAAAGATGATGGCGGAAACTATTATCTGCATCCTACCGCAGAATTTCATGAGTGGTGGCAAGAACGCAAGAAGGAGATAGGGATACGAAAGGAGGCTCGTAATGGATAGACTATTGACTCAGGACGAATTTGAAAAAGCTGAGGACGATGGCGAGTGGAAGGATGATTATAATCCTATTCTTAAAGCGCAACTCGTTAAGACAGATAAAGAATGGGTTGAGTGGATAAAAAAAATATCACATAAAAGAGCTTTCCCTCAGAATAAAGAGAGCGCTGACTTTAATAGCAATGCAGAATTTTACTGTATATCGTCAAAGGATTTGCAGGAGCGCAAGCGGTGTATTGCGCTGGACTGGCAGCGATTCAAGCGAGAGGTGGGACAGTGAGAATAGTACCTGACGATGCACGATTACTCAGCGTTAGTATTGCTACGCCAGATTCCGATAAAAGTATTCACTATATGTATCCGTTCAAAGATACCTACGACCTGGACGATTTTAGCCAATGGTATTACGACAACATCTGGCGCAAAGAGGGCGGGCAGATAAGTTACAAAGACGTAACCTATTACCTGCGGGAATGGTTAAAGAGCATGGAGGATAAATGAGAATAACCACCGGCATACTAAGATATGACCCCATCGGCAAATGCTGGCAGAATGAACCTATTGAGATATCTGATACCGAGTGGGATGAAATAGGTGTTGAGTATCAAGGGTACTCTAATATGTACGCCTACACAAGCGACTGGAAACCATTTTCCCAATATCTCCGTGAACTAATAGAATTAGCGAGGTGTAAATGACATTATCGTATTCTAAAAAGCTAATCCGTTGGGCGCTCGTCAACTACGCCGATCTGTCCTGCGGGCTGTCGCCCAGGGTCCTCGATGAATTAAAGCAATTCAATAAAGTACGCAAAAGCGGCACCGCGCAGCAGACGATCATCATTATCAAAGCGGACATAGACGCGGCGATCAGCAGCCTGACCAAACATGATATATGGGGACTGCTATCGCTCAACATGACCACGGGGATGTTACTGCAGGCTGCCCGGCACCCTCAACTGTCGGCATTGCAACGTAGGATAGTGGGTACGTGCATTATTGAGTCGTGTGCCGGGTGTGGTGTGCAGTTTGCCCCGTCATATTGTGAGAATGACTGGACTATTGGACGGATGCGGAATTACTTAAATGGCAAAAGTCCTGCTAACGCTGAGCATAAAACTTGACAACAGCTATAAAATAGTTGACAATGGTAGTTAGATGGGTTTTCACGCCCATAACGCCCGCTGAAATGTTATCGCGGCCAGGGCAAAGAGTAAGCCGACAGCCTCATAAACTGTAGAAAAATAATATGCAAAGATACAAACGTATAAAGATCAAAGGGAAAATGGTCATGGAGCATCGGTATGTTTGGGAGCAGGTGAATGGTCCGATTCCTATCGGTTATGAAATGCATCATATAAATAGGAAAACACAAGATAACCGCATTGATAATTTGCAACTCAGGGCAATAAGCGACCACAGAAGATATCACCATATTAAAAAGGGTGTTTGCTGTATACCCGATTGCAATTTACCTCACGAAGCCAAAGGTTATTGTAAGAAACACTGGTTTCGGATTCTGCGCACGGGCTCGCCATTTGGATTAAGAGGACACAGCAGCACCAATCCGCTTTGTATTATTTAACCACTCCCATCCGGGGGGCCGCTACCAAAAGACTATGAACAGTTTTATATTCCACGGTGAGGTAAAGCAGGGGCGGTTAAAATTCGATCATCCCGATAAGTACCTGGTCTACTTAGCCAGCATGGAAGGCAAGCGGATAGAGCTAACGCTTCAAAGGGAACGCCATAATCGATCACTCAGCCAAAACTCTTATTACTGGGGAGTCATTATTGAGATACTCGGCAACCATTACGGGTATAGTTCAGAGGAAATGCACGAGGCCTTAAAATTCAAATTCCTGAAACTCCATGAGGACTCCGGGCTGGTAACAGTCCGCAGCACCACGAAACTCAGCACGGTAGAATTTACTGATTACATAGAACAGATAATGCGCTGGGCAGCAGAAGAGGGGTGCTATATCCCCTCGGCAAATGAGTTTATCTAATCAAAGCTAAAATTCAACAGCAATTCAACGGAAAATCAACATGAAAACAGACTGGTTAAAGCTCAAGCGGTTATACACGGAGGGCACAGAGATAACCCTTCAAGAACTGGCCGACAAACACAAGGTGAAGGCGCAAACGCTCCGGCTCAGGGCGGCAAGGGAGAACTGGACGGAAGCTCGCAAGCTCTTCACTCATAAAGTGGAAACGCTCAGGGTAGAAAAGAAGTCAGAGATAATGGCCAGTGAGTCGGCACAATTTGACAGTGATTCCCTTAAACTTGCAAGGGCAGGATACAGCTTACTGGAAGAGGATATCAAGGCGCGTAAGCCGGCCAAAGACATCGCGGTTGCCCTGGCCAACTTCCAGAAGGTGGGCAAACTGGCCTTCGGTGAGAACCCGGAGTTAGATAAACCGATCACATTGAACGTCAAATATGATAAAGACAGAGTATGATATATTCCTGCGCAGCCCTCATTCCAAGCAGCTCTCAATCATCAACTCCAAAGCCAAGCGTAAGATAATCCGGGCCGGCAGACGATCAGGCAAGACGGTAGTCTGCTCCCAGATCGCTATTAAAGGGTTCCTGGCTGGGCAACGCATACTCTACGCTACACCCACACAAGAGCAGGTTGATACGTTTTGGTTTGAGGTCAAAAGGGCATTAGCGGAGCCAATTGACGCGGGCATCTATAATAAGAATGAAACCCTGCACACCATTGAACTCCCAGGCACCAAGCAAAGGATACGCGCCAAAACAGCATGGAACGCCGATACGCTTAGGGGGGACTTCTGCTCCCTGCTTATATTAGATGAATATCAGTTAATGAATGAGGAGGCCTGGGAAGTGGTCGGCGCGCCGATGCTCCTGGACAACAATGGGGATGCCATCTTTATCTATACACCGCCCTCACTTCACAGCCGGTCAACCACCAAAGCGCGGGACCCCCGGCACGCGGCCAAACTATATAAGATAGCCGAGGCCAAACAGAAGGATTCAGAGTTAAAGGGTGAGCAGCCAAGGTGGGAGGTATTCCACTTTACATC